CAATGTTACTAGTGTTGCTTTGGTACAAGGTGTAACAGTCAGTGCTACTGGCAACGTGGCTGGTGGAAATTTAACCACAGCTGGAGTTGTTAGCGCCACAGGCAACATCAATGGCGGCAACTTAAATGCCACAGGATTAAGTCTAAGTGGCAATGTTGTGAGTGCGTTGAACGTAACCGGCAACGTAGCAGGTGGTAATGTTAACACAGTTGGACAAGTAAGTGCTACTGGCAACATTACTGGCGGTAACATTATTACCTCAGGGTCTGGTGGAAACATCTCTGGTGCCAATGTAATTTTGGCAACCACTCTCAGTGCCACAGCCAATGTGATTGCCGGCAACGTTACCACTGCTGGATTGATAACTGCTACAGGTAACATTACCGGCGCCAATATCAACGGCAATGGATCTGGACTTAGCTCACTGACTGGTGCCAACGTCACTGGCACAGTGGCCAACGCCACATTTGCAACTTCAGCTGGCAGTGCAACAACTGCTACTAGTGCAACTACTGCAACCACAGCTGGTACAGTGACCACTGCTGCACAACCCAACATTACCAGTGTTGGTACTTTAACTTCAGTAAGTGTGAGTGGAAATGCCACTGGCGGCAACATCAGTACAGCTGGCCTAATTTCAGCCACTGGCAACATTACTGGAGCCAACATCAACGGCAATGGTTCAGGCTTGAGCTCATTGACTTTTGGCAACATCACCACGTTCAGCACAGCCGGGCTGACCACAGATGAATTGTATCTGCAGGGTACAACACGACTGAATGTCACTGCCCCTAGCTCATCAGGGTATATTTTTGACCAGTATGGCACAGGCACACTCAATCCTGTGTTGTATATCTCCAGTGGGCAGACTCTGGCATTCAACCTAAATGTTGCAGGACATCCATTCTTGATTAGAGACAGTGCCGGCGCCAACTACAGCACTGGCTTGTCGCATGTGGCCACCACAGGAACAGTGTTGGCAGACAGTGCAGCCCAGGGCCAAGTAGCAGGAACATTATACTGGAAAGTTCCTTATGGCATAACAGGCAATTACAAATATCAATGCAGTATTCATGGAGGCATGGTTGCTAATATTGTTGTGACTGATGCAAATATTGCAAATGTATCAGTTGGTATTGCAACCACTGCTGCCACAGTAACCACAAATGCACAACCCAACATCACATCAGTTGGTATTTTGACTTCAGTAAGTGTAAGCGGAAATGTTGATGGCGGCAATATCAACACAGGTGGACTGATTGCCGCTACAGGCAACATCACTGGAGCTAATATCAATGGTAATGGCTCAGGATTAAGTTCATTGACTGGTGGAAATGTTACAGGTACAGTGGCCAATGCTACGTTTGCAACTTCAGCTGGTAGTGCAACCACTGCAACAACTGCTGCCACAGTAACCACAAATGCACAACCCAACATCACAAGTGTTGGTACATTGACCAGCGTCACAGTAACAGGAAATGTAGATGGTGGCAATATCAACACAGGTGGCCTAATTATTGCCACTGGCACTATCACTGGCGGTAATATTAGCACAGGCGGACTGATCACCGCCACAGGCAACGTCACGGGTGGCAATGTTATTAGTTCTGCTTTGGTGCAAGGTACATTGGTTTCAGCCACTGGCAACGTCACAGGTGGAAATGTCAGTACAGGCGGCCTGATTAGTGCCACAGGCAACGTCACTGGTGGCAATATTCTTACTGCTGCTTTGGTACAAGGAGCATTGGTTTCAGCTACTGGTAATATTACGGGTGGCAATGTAATCAGTCAAGGCATAGTACAAGGTGCTAGTCTTAGTGCAAGTAGCAATGTTGCAGGTGGCAATTTGACCACAGGCGGCGTGATTACCGCAACTGGTACCATCACCGGCGGCAATATCAACACAGCTGGAGTGATCACTGCAACTGGCAATATCACAGGCGGCAACTTGTTGACTGGCGGCTCAATCACTGCCACCGGCGGTGTGCAAACAGCCAATGTCAATTCAAGCGGTTTTGTAACTGCTACTGGAAATGTAACTGGTAGCAACATAATCACCGGCGGCGTTGTAACTGCAACTGGTAATGTTACTGGTGGAAATGTTACCACAGGTGGCCTAGTAGTCGCAACGGGCAATATTGCTGGCGCCAACATATTTGCAACAGGTGATGTCAGCGCAACCGGTAATCTAAACGCAACTGGCAATGTCAATGCCACTAACTTTGTTGGTACTTTGGTTGGCAACATTGCACTGACAGGCAGTAACAGTCAGGTGTTGTTCAATCTCAACGGAGTTATTGGCAGCGATTCAGGAATAGTGTATGATTATGTTGCCAATGCTCTCACAGTAGGCGGCAATGTTTCCACAGTCAACGGCGGCAGCTTGAGCGTGTCTGGATTGATCAGTGCAAGTGGAAATATTACTAGTGTTGCCAACATTGCCGGCGGCAATATCAGTTCAAGCGGACAAATTGTTGCAACTTCTAATATTACTGGCGGCAATATTCTTACTGCTGCTTTGGTACAAGGGGCCACTGTAAGTGCAACTGGCAACGTTGTTGGTGGCAATGTCAGCACAGGCGGTTTGATAACTGCAACAGGTAATATCACAGGCGGCAATGTTAATACAGGTGGATTAGTTAGCGCTACTGGCAATATTGCAGGTGGAAATGTTACAACTGCTGGTGCAATCTCAGCCATTGGCAATATCACAGGCGGCAATGTAACAACTGGTGGAATCGCACAAGCACTGACAATAAGTGCAACAGGCAATGTGAATGGTGGCAATATCAACACTGGTGGCCTAGTAAGTGCAACTGGCAATATTGCAGGCGGCAATGTTACAACTGGCGGATTGATCACAGCTATTGGCAATATTGCAGGCGGTAATGTCAGCACTGGCGGATTGATCACAGCTACTGGCAACATCATTGGTGGCAATGTTACAACTGGTGGATTAATCACAGCTACCGGCAATATAACAGGTGGCAATATTACCACTGGCGGAATTGCACAAGCACTGACAATAAGTGCAACTGGCAATGTGATTGGTGGCAATGTTAACACAGCAGGGTTGAGTTTGTCAGGCAACGTGTTAAGTGTGTTGAATTCCACTTCAAACATCAACACCACAGGCAACATTACTGCCAATAATATAACAGGTACAACTAGCATAAGTATTAACGGACAGACATTGGCCACAGTCAATGACGCAACTGCCCTGGCAATAGCATTAGGATAAACAAATGGCAAATACATTCACAAGAAAACTCAGCAGAGGAGTGGGAACCACAGCAGCAGCAGTGGGCAGCTATACTGTGGCTGCCAACACAACTGTTGTGATTGTTGGACTTACAGTAACCAACACATCTGGTAGTGCAATAACTGCCAACGTGTTTATCAATGACGGGGCAGCCAACACTTCAGTTGTGACCAACGCACCCATCAGTTCGGGTGCAAGTTTGGTACCAATTGGTGGCGATCAAAAGATTGTGTTGATCACAGGCGATTCTCTTCGAGTACAAAGCAGCACAGCTTCTAGCATTGATGCTATCTTGAGCATAATGGAAATCACCTAATGAGCTATATTGGCATCAACCCTAACACACCGTTACTGAACACAAGTACGCAGTTTTTTAGCGGCAATGGTGCAGTAACGCAATATACCCTGGGTCGTGCCGTGGCATCAGCCAGTGACCTAGATGTCTTTGTTGGTGCAAATGCACAAGTACCAGGCGTGGACTATGTTGCTGGCAATACCACTATTATTTTTACAGTGGCGCCTGGAGTAGGCAGCAACAATGTTGCAATTACCTATCGCGGCGGTGCTCTAAACACACTTGACCTAACAGCCACAGTGTTCAATGCAGGATCAGTTGGCAATCCCAGTGTGTACAGTCTAGCAGCAAACAACACTGGTGTGTACTGGCCCAATGCACAAACCATGGCAGTGACAGTTAGTGGGGCCAATCGTGCTTTGTTTAATGCCTCAGCGAATTCAACCAATTCTACCACTGGTGCCATTACCACTGTGGGCGGCATTGGTGTGGGCGGAAACATCAACACTGGCGGCCAAATCAATGTTGGCAGCACAGTTGAAAGTGCAAACATTGGTACAGGTGCTCTTACAGTAAATGGCGGTGCTGGCATTGTTGGCAACTTGAATATTGGTGGCGATATCACCTGCGTGGGCGACTTTACAGTCAACGGAACTTTTACCACAACAGGCACAGACAGTCTGGACGTGAACGATCCGTTTATTTTTCTGGCCAATGCCAACCCTGGTGACACCTATGACTCGGGCGTGATTACTCAGTACTACGATGGTGCCAACACTAGATATTCGGGTTATTTTAGAGACGTAACCGATGGCAAGTACAAGCTGTTTGGAAACTTGCTGACAGAACCAACCACCACAGTGGACACAGGCAACGTTAGTTTTGCCTACAATGATTTGATACTGGCCAACCTAAGTGCAACAGGCAATGTTACGGGCACTTATATTCTGGGCAACGGCGCTTTGTTGTCAGGAATTTCTACTGATCAAAGTCAGATTTTTAGTGGCAACAGCAAAGTAACATTTGCTGGTGTCAACGGCAATATTATTGCCAATGTCAACAATACCACAATTGCAGTGATATCCAGCACTGGTATAGCAGTTACGGGGGTAACATCTGGAACAACGCTGAGTGCTAGCGGCAATATCACTGGTGGTAATTTGATCAGCAACGGATCGCTGACTGCTGTTGGAAACATCAACAGCACTGCTGGTAATCTCAGCATGGGCAATGTTATTAGTGCAGGTGTAGTTTCAGCAACAGGCAACGTCACTGGTGGCAACTTGATCACAGCCGGATTGATCACTGGCGGAAACATCAGCACTGGTGGTTTTGTGTCTGCTACTGGTAACTTGACTGGCGGCAATATTAACACAACCGGCATACTGACTGTGGGATCCACAATCAGTGCCACAGGTAATATTACAGGTAATTTCTTCCTGGGCAACGGTAGTCAGCTTACTGGCATTGATGCTACCAGCATCCAAAGTGGCACCAGTAATGTTCGTGTGGTTAGTTCTGGCGGTAATGTTGCTGTTAGTGTTGGCGGCGTTTCTAACATAGCAGTATTTGACACCACAGGAGAATTTGTAACTGGCTTGATCAGTGTGACTGGCAACGTCACTGGTGGCAATATCATCACCTCTGCACTAATACAAGGTGCCACATTGAGTGCCACTGGAGCAGTTACTCTTAGCACCACAACAGGCACAATCAGTCTTGGAACCAGCCAAACAACAGGAACAACCACAATTGGTGGCACAACACAAACTGGATTTATACAAGTAGGTCGGTCAACGCTAAATCAAGGTATTTTTATTGGCAACGGTGTCACAGCATCTGCCAACACAAAAACACTCAGCATTGGTGAAAACGGTGGGGCAGGCTCTACCACAACCATTGGGATTGGTGCGGCACTGGGTGCAGGCTCGGCCACTTTTAATGCTGCAACACCTGTGACAATTGCCAACACTGGTGGCAGTGCGCTGAGTGTAGCTGGCAATATTACCGGCGCAAATATCAGCACTTCGGGCGCAAGTGGTAACATCACTGGTGCCAATGTTGTATCAGCCACTACATTTACTGGTACCACAGTAAGTGCAACAGGCAACGTCACAGGCGGTAATATCGTCACTGCTGAAACAGTGATTGCTGCGGCAGGAACCATATCAGCATCAGGCACAATCACTGGTGGAAATCTTGCTACCAATGGCACTATTACTGCAGGCTCTACGATCAGTGCCACAGGCAACGTCACAGGCGGCAATATCAACACGGCAGGCCTAGTATCGTCTACTGGTAACATCACAAACGGTATTGCCAACGTGTTGACTGGAAATGCAATTGTTACCACACTGATGCAAGCTGCAACAGTCAGTGCCACAGGCAACGTCAACGCCACTGGAAACATCAGCGGCGGCAATATTGCAATCACTGGCAATGCATCAGCAGCCACTGCCGCAGCAGATACCAACACAACACAGTTGGCAACTACAGCTTATGTAATTGCACAAGCCAGCTCAACTACTCCCACAGCAATTGGCACAGGGGCAGTGGGTACCAGCGTAAAATATGCTAGAGCAGATCACACTCACACAGGTGTAACCAGTGTGAATGGATCATCAGGTGCTGTTACTGGCATTGCTACCACAGCTGGTAACCTAGCACAATTTGCCAGCACATCATCGTCACAACTAGCCGGCGTTATTTCAGACGAAACCGGCACAGGTAACCTGGTATTTGCCAATACTCCAACTCTGGTCACTCCTGTAATTGGCGCAGCAACAGGTACAAGTTTGAGTGTCAGCGGCAACGTGACCACCGCTGGTATTGCCCTGGGCACTGGCAATCTTGTAGGCGGCAATATAACTGCAACCTATTTTGGTTCAGGTGCAGGACTAACCTCATTGACTGGCGCCAACGTCACTGGCACTGTGGCCAACGCCACGTTTGCTACTTCGGCAGGATCAGCCACAACTGCCACGTCAGCAACCAGCGCTACCACAGCTGGCACTGTGACCACAGCAGCTCAGGGAAATATCACCAGTGTTGGTACACTGACTGCACTAACAGTCAGTGGTGTAATTACAGTTAATTCTGGTGCCGCAGTCACTGCCATTGTCAACGGTGCTACCAACGGTGTAGGCAATATTGGATCTTCAACAGTGGGATTCAACACTGTGTTTGCCAAATCAACCAGCGCTCAATACGCTGACTTGGCAGAAAATTACTCAGCTGATGCTGCATATGAGCCGGGAACAGTATTGGAATTTGGCGGCAAAAATGAAGTCACCCTGAGCGTCACAGCAGGCAGCAGTCGAATTGCAGGTGTGGTATCTACCAATCCTGCTTACCTAATGAATTCTATGTTGGCGACTGAACATGTAGCTGCCCTGGCCCTGACTGGTCGTGTGCCAACTCAAGTAACTGGACTTGTGCGCAAAGGTGACATGATGGTGAGTGCCGGCAACGGACAAGCATGTGCATCGGCTGTACCTGCTCTGGGTAGTGTTATTGGCAAAGCATTAGAAAACTTTGATGGCACCCAAGGCACAATTGAAATTGTTGTAGGAAGAATGTAATGGCATATTTAGGTAATACACCGCAAACGGGACAATACCGTAAAATGGATTCGTTGACTTTCAACGGGTCTACCAGCACGTTCAACATTACAGTGGACGGAGTGGCATTTACGCCTCCCACTGAGTATGCCATGATGGTCAGCTTGAACAATGTGATACTGAACCCAGGCGTAGGTTTTAGTATTTCGGGTGCAACCATAAGTTTTGCATCGCCACCGGTAGCACTGACACCGTTTTTTGGATTAATTTTTGGCGACACCTTGTACACAGGTACACCAAGCGATGCCACAGTGACCGACAGCAAAATCGCAGTGGGCACCATCAGTTACGATAAATTCAGTAACAACACACAAGCGACACTGACAGCTAATCAAATCATATTTGGAGTTTAATAAAAATGGCACGACAAAGAATTTACGAATACGTCTTCGCACCTGGTACTTCAGGTTTGGGCACTATCAAGGTCCCTGGACGTTATAATCTAGCTGACTTTTTGGCCATTTACAATACCACAGATCAGATCAGCATCTACAATTTTGGTAGCCAAACACAAGGTGGCACAGTGTCTTGGTCCGGGCAAGGCGGCACAGTGGACTTTCCTTTTGCCTATGCTGGTGTGACCACCCTGAACCTGGAGTTTGACACCAGTTTGATGAGCAGCAGTGACAAGCTCAGTGTGTATGTTGAAAGTCAAGATATTGAAACTCGCCCCTGGTCATTTGGTCTGGATGCCATTGGTCGTTCACGAGTATCAAATCCCGAATCCTTGATTGACGCTGACTTTGAATACGGCTTGCAAAATACCAAATGGCAAAATGTTGCTTTGACCAACAATATCCCCAATTTCTACGAAGACATTGGCCTGGACATTGCATACAACACTGATGGATATGTGAGTTTGATTTCGGGCGATGATACTATTACCAGCAACGTAGACACATCAGTTCGATTGAGCAATCCAGGAACTCCTACCTGGCAAGCCAACAGCTATGGTTTGATAATAAGCCAAACACAAGGCAATACCACACCATTCAATACGTCTTATGTCACCGCCAACATTGACAGCAGCGCAGAACGCACATTCTCTGTGAACAGTACCACTGGATTTGCTGCCAACGACAATGTGTTGATCATTGGACGTCCAACCAGCGTGACCACAACCACTGCTGTGGCAATCACCAGCACAGCCACTACCACAGTGATTCTTAATAGTGCAGCAGGTATTGTGGATGGTTCATACATAATTGTTGAAACAGACACTGCTGGAGTTTACGAAACCATGGCAGTGACCAACGTGTCTGTCAATACACTCACAGTCACTCGTCAGACCAACAACACCAACGGTGCTGGTGCCAATATTGCCAGTGGCAGTGATGTGCATATAGTCAGTTCGTTGGAAATGGCTCGAGTGTTTGAAGTCACCGACGGCACCACATTGCAACTGACTCGCGGTTGGTACAACACAACACCTGCAAACACATTTGAAACTGGCACAGTGATTCAAAAAATGTCCAGCAACGTGGAACTGGTTGACATGACAGCCATCAGCACAGCAGTAAACGGTGCGCAAACCATCACACGCGGACAGTTCAATACCACTGCACTGTCAGTGGCTGGTGCTGGATCTCCTGTGATTCGTATGACTGGTGTGTTCTATAGCAGTGGGTCAAACGCACTACCTGAAGTCACAGTAAATGCTGAATCATCGGGCGTGGCTGCTGGGGATTACGTCACAGCTCTCAACACACAAAACTCCAACACCGAAGGTGTTAACTTTGTAAGTCAAGCCAACACTGACAATTTTAGTTACTATCCTCGTCGCAGCCCAAGTCTTGCCGCTGGATATCCACTCAATCAAACTGATACCAGTATTCGTCAAGCATTTGCATATACCGGTGCTGATCTTGACATTGCGTCCATTACCAGTGACGGCGGCAATCCCAGCACCATCACAGTGACCACAACATATGCTCACGGTCTAGTGCCTGGCACACCCATCCTGGTAAATCTAAGTTCAGGTAGCAATCAGTCCTATGCTGAAGGCAGCTTTTTTCTAATCAGTGTGCCCAGCACAACAACATTTACCTACACTGCCAAAACAGGTGCAGCGGTCAGCGGTTCCTTGGCAGGCATAATCAATGTGCGGTCAAACGCAACGTTTTTGCCAAGACCGTTTGACGGTGGTGTTATCATGAGTTCTGGTTCGCCCACACGTGGTGCAGCCGCAGTGCGTCAGACCAAGAAATACTTTCGTTACCAATCTGGTAAAGGTATCTTGTTCTCATCAGGTACCATGCTCAAACCAACGTTTGACATATTTGCATTGTCCGCTGACGGAACAGTGGCCAACAGCAATATTACTGTGACAACAGACTTTGAGCACGGACTTAATGCAGGAGCCACAGTGACCATCTCGGGAGTGACTACTAGTGGCTACGACAGCTCTGGATACATTGTTACCAGTATCACCAGTGACCTTAGCTTTGTGGTACAAGCACAAGGCACCCTGGGTAGTACTACCCCTGAACTGGGAACTCAACCACGTTTGAATGTAACTGGCTGGCACGGCAGTGCAATTCGTGCTGGCATTTTTGATGATCAAAATGGCCTGTTCTGGGAAGCAGACGGTATCAGTCTCAATGTTGTACAGCGCACCAGTACATTCCAACTGGCTGGCCTGGTCAGTGTCGGGGCAGGCTCCAATCTTGTGACCGGCGACGGCACTTGCAGATTTCAAGATCAAGTCAACAACGGTGACGTGGTAGTGATCAAAGGCATGACTCACACCGTGACATCAGTGCTGAATCAGAACCGCATGACTGTGGTTCCTCCGTTCCGTGGCATAAACAATCAGAACCGCGTGAAAATGGCTCTGCGCAACGAACAACGTATTCGACAGGCCAATTTCAACATTGATCCACTAGATGGCACTGGAGTCAGCGGATACACTATTGACACAAGCAAAATGCAGATGTTAATGGTTGAATACAGCTGGTACGGTGCTGGTTATGTTCAGTTTGGTGTTCGCGGACAAAATGGCGATTTCATAATGGGACACCGTATTCCCAACAACAACCGCAACAATGAAGCATACATGCGTTCGGGTAACTTGCCTGCACGATATGAAGCCATCAACGAAACTCCAGTGTCAAGCCTGGATGGTGCCATTGACGCTTCGGTTACCACAATTACCTTGCGTGACGCCACAGACTATCCTGCTGCCAGTGTAACTTATCCTGTGTTTGTGATGATTGATTCTGAAGTGATCAAGTATTCAGGCAAAACAGGCAACAATCTAACAGGATGCACTCGAGCGGCAACATTTGTTCAGTGGGTGGAAGGTCAGAGTCGCAGCTTTACATCCAGCGCTGCTGCCAGCCATGCTGACAATACTGGTGTGATATTGATATCCAACACTTGTACTCCGGTGGTCAACCACTGGGGTAGTTCAGTGATCATGGACGGTAGTTTTGACAACGACCAAGGCTATCAGTTTACATTCAACCGAAGCAATTACGGTTTGCCTGCCACAGTTGGCGCCAAACAAACTGTGTTTGCCATGCGACTTGCACCCAGTGTGTCAAACAGTATTATTGGCGCCCTGGTGATCAACATCACAGCTGGTCGCTTCTTGATTGAAGGTATTTTGAATCCCAACAACATTGACAGTGCCAACACTTCTTGGTCTGGACTCAACAACTTGGCCGGCGGTTTCCAACCTAGCTTTACAGAGTTTGCAACTTCACCTCGATACACCAGTGAAACCACAGGTGGCCTGACCAGTTCTGTATTTGGTGCAACTGGTGGCTTTACCAAGAGTGGCGTTAAAGTTGTGTCCAGCAGCGCAAAAACATTTGCAAACCTGACACCAGTTGTTGTTTCAAGTTCAGGTTCGGGTGCCAACCTAACTGTGCAACTCACTAGCACCGGCGCAACTTATACCAATACCACTGTACAAATCACTGTGCAGGCTGCTGGTACAGGGTATGCAGTTGGAGATACCTTAAAGATTCTTGGCAATGCATTAGGCGGCACAACTACAACCAATGACCTGGCACTGACAGTGGCTGCTGTTACCACAGAATTGGCCGGAGGCGAACGACTGTTTGCTATTCCAATTTCAACCACAAACTCTGGTTTGCTGGACCTGAGCTCAGTCAAACAAATTGGTACCAGTGCAGTTCCCGGAACAGGAACATATCCCAACGGTCCCGAAGTGCTAGCAATTCAGATCACTGCATTACAAACAGCCAATGCAACCGGCGAGATCCAGGTACAGTTCCAGGAAAGCCAGGCCTAACGAGTTGCAAAGTCCTGTTCAAGCAACAGGATTTTGCTTTGTACCGCTTCAATGTTCACAGTGTTCCACAGTCCAGGATGCATGGGACGAGGCCATGTGCCAGCATCTATCCAGGCCCAGCCCAGGTGCTCGTGATTGAGCACTGGGGTAAACTCATTGGCCACCACACAAACCCAGGTGTGATATTCAAATGCACTGTCAGCTGAAGTAAACTTTTCCAAAGGCACCAGTCTTTCGTAGGTGGGAAAACTGCCAAGTTCTTCAATACACTCACGCTCCATGCCACCCAAGAGTGTTTCGCCAGTTTCTATTTTGCCGCCTGGCAAGCCCCAGGCGCCAGGGTTTTTGTTGTCGTTGCGCAGCAGGTACAGATAACTTTTGATCCACATTTCACCAGTCCAGTTGTACTGTACTCCTGTGGTCAAGTTTGTGACATATTGTCCTGCTGGCATGGTGTTGGCATTGAACACCACTTGCCAGTAGTTGCCAGAATATTCAATGATGTCATTGGCTTCTGCTATGAGTGGTCGTCCATTGGCGCCAACCCAAGCGGTGGCATTGTATTGATTGTCAGCGCTGCCGGTGGATTCAGTCAGTAGGTATCGTTGTCCTTCCAGCGCACTGTCTAGTCCGTCTAGCGGAGCACTGGCTTGTGGATTAATCACAGCATCAATTGCTGCCAGTGTGTTTTGAGGCACAGTATCAGGATCTGCATCAAACAACATAAAACGTTCATCATTGGGGTCCAGAGCAATTGTACCAATTACTTCAGTGCCGTCGGGCTGTTCCAATCTGATTTGACTAATGCCAGGTCGCAAAACACCATACACACTGACCACCGCTGGCCATTGCAAGTTGCTGGTAGATACCAGGTCAGGCGGTACAAGGCTGCTGTTAGACTGATCCACAATGGCACGTTCTTGCAGGCATTGCAGTTTATTACCAATCAGCACAACTTTGTAATTGTAAGGCGTGACTTTGACTCTGGTGCCCAGCAGCAAATCATTGTTGGTCACAGCATCTTGTAGGTCTCCTTGCGCATCATACATGCTAGCAATCACACGCTCAATCACACCCAGTTTCTTGACCTTAGCAGGTGAACTGATCCAGATTGGAAGACTGAATTTGAGAGTGGCAATGTCAATTGGATTTTCTGTGCCCATGGGAATTGTTCTTGATGTCCATTGTACTGAGTCTAATTCTACTATACTCAGGCTGGTCCAGTCAATATAATTGTCAGTGGATTGCACTTCCAGGCTAGGGTTGAACAAGGTAAGCATTTGTTCCAACAACTGCATCTTTTGATTGGTGTTGCTGGTCCATATATCCAAGGTGATACCCAGTTTGTAAGGCACAGGCATCAGCCGTTCAATTGTGAATGCGTTGCCTTGTGTGGTCTCGTAGGTCTCAGTGTCCTGATCGTAGGTGCGTTGACGAACATTGACCTTGCTCACATGATAAGGTTCTTGCATTCTTGGTCGATCATAATCCAGACTAGACACGTAAAATGTCATCAGCGGTGTGCTGGGCATGCTGCTGGCAGAATTTTCCTGAATAATTGTTTGTGCATTACGGCTAGCATCACCGTAGCGAACAGGCACACGCAAAAGAGCCGCTTGATCAGAATTGGCTTCACGTCCGTATTCAATTTGGAAGTTTGAAACTATCCTGGTAAACTGTAACAGGAAACGACGAATTTGTTCGTCATAAAAGAATTGTTGTGCCATAATGATTAACCGCCGTTGTCGGCTCTGGGTTTGAGCAGTTCACTGAGACTCTGACGACTTGGCATAGGCCCACGATCAGTAGTGTTAACTGTAGCTGTGTTGTTCACAAAGCTAGAACGCAATGTTTTGTTGTCTGGTCCATTGTTGAGGTCAGTGCGTACACTGTCATCAATTTTGACCCAGCGGATGCCGTCATATCTAAACAAACGATTGGGTTTGTAGTCCAATCTTAACACATATGCCCCGGCCACAGGATTGGGAGGGAATGCCACGCCCGGAGTAACAGGTAATCCATTGGGTGCAATGTCGTCGCTGCCTGTTAGGTAGCCCAGAGTGTAGCCTTCGGCTCGTGGACTAGTGGCTTGACCGCCTTGTGTGCCGTCCACTGTGGTTGTTTCGTCTGCTGTCAAGCTAGCGCCTTCGGCCAGTGCAGGTTGATCATTCAGCAGTGTTGGCACAATGTAGAACTTGGTGGTGTCGTAGCCACTCAATGGCACTTCAACGTCAGCTTGAGTAAGAATAGCATCATTGATCTCTTCATCTTTGGTGCGTGTGCCTTGCACATCTGCAATGGTAGGCGGTGTGTATTCTTGCCAGTAAGTGGTATTGTTGATGGCTATGTCAGCTGGAGTGTTGATCTTGGCCTGATAATAAGTGTTGCCGTAGTTCACAATACTTCCAGCAGGATAGTAATTGCCATTGTCCCAGATTTGTTCGCTCACAAACGGTTTTTTGGTAATAGAATTGTACTCTTGTGCGTCGGTGAGTGGTGTTGCTTTCACACGCCACAAGTGCGGCAACCAAGTAACAGAAAAACCTTCACTAGCATACGCAGCATCTTGAATCACATAGTACTTGGGCAGTGCAGCTGGCAGTGCTGAATTTAATGGATTGTAATCTTTCAAGTTTGGAACTTCAATCACGTCGCCACTCATGAGCTTGCGACCAAAAGAGTCAATCATGTCATTGTAATGAAATGTGATAAACAAGGTATCGTTGTTCAAAAACAAACCAAATTGAGTCAGGTCAAAGTCCACGTCCTGTGTGTTGTACACACCGCGCATGACATAGATATCTGGATCATACACACGATCTCTGTTTTCCAACAGCAACAGATCTTGGATGTTTAGTGGACTCAGAGTTTCGTAAACGGGTTGAGTAGCATCAGCATTGCCACTCAATGTAGAATCCTCACCACCAGTTTGTGGCCCCATATATTTGTGGACAAACATGTCCAGACCACCCACAGTGTAGCGTTCGCTGATGATTCTATCTAGGTATTGGTAATCTCGGGTCCGATTGGGACGCCACATGGAAAGTCTTGGCATAGTATTGTATTTATGGGCAGGTTGACCGATAAATCAACAAGTGCTACAATAGCTGTATGAAAGTAGTCAAACTAAACCGCAGATTTCGCCAGTTCCGAGAACACGGACACACTGTGGGCCTGAGATTTCCTAGCTACACTGAATCTGCACCATACGAAACAGCCACTAAGAAGAAATTGGGCGATGGCGGCTGGCAGCGGCATGATCTATGGTACAGTTACTTTGGGCATGGCCGGGTAGATGGATACCGTCCGTACTGGATCACATTCCGCAATGAAGCAGATGCCACTTTGGTAGTACTTTCTACTAACTTGACCAAAAATGGATAATCTGCTATAATTACTGATATGATTAAAGGAGCCACTGTGAAATCTGCTGTAGCAAACAAACCCGTAAAACCTCTGAATCCACGTAGTGCAGACACCAATGTCATGGGACCAGAGCCTGTCTGGCGCGAACAGCCCGTCAGCAATAGAACCAGTCAAATGACCGCTGCCTTTTCCTGGTACAATTACTTTTACGGCAAAAAAGATGCTCGTGACATGATTGTGAACTATCTGGAACTGCATGGCCGTAAAGCAGATGTTCGTGCTCTCAAAGGTGTATCCGATTCAGACATTCGACTAACTGCTGGATGGTTGTGCAGAATGAGCATGGTGGGACTAGAACTGTCTGACCATGAACAAATCAAACTAGACAACATGCTGGCAGAACTGGTTGCAGTTAAGCAACAAGAAGTTTCAGTAGAATCCACAGAACCTGTGATAGCACGACTGACCATTCAGGATCGCCTGCGTGAAAAAGTAAGCGAGTGTGCCGGAGAACTGGACGGCATGTTTGATGAGTTTATCTTGGCCGGCGCCAAAATGAGTGCAGACTACAAGCCAATTATGTTGATCCGTGGCATGAATGTGGCACCACAAATGGTAAGTTCTTTGGCTGATATTTGGAAACGCAAGCAGGCCGAATTTGAAGAAGTTGCCAAAGGCAAAGACGCACAACTGGTAGAAGGTTACGGATATCTCAGCAAGATTCAGCTACGAAATGTGTTGAAGTTTTGCGAAACTGTGATCAACGACTGCGGCGCATATGTGCAGATTAAAAAGGTTGAGCGCAAGCCACGTGCAGTCAAAGCGGTGTCGCCAGAAAAACGTGCAGCCAAGTTCAAGGTCTCAATGGAATTTGCTGATCTCAAACTCAAGGGATTGCCTGCCGCAAGCCTGATAGAAAAAACAGAAGCCTGGCTGTATGACACCAAAAAGCGCAAGCTGATACACGTTGTGGCAGACTCGCATGCAGGATCGTTCACTATAAAAAGCAATTCCATCATTGGATTCAGTGTGTCGGAGAGCATGCAAAAGACTGTGCGCAAACCTGCAGAAGTTGTCAAAGCCATGCAGGCCGCAGGCAAGCCAGCTGCTAGAAAGATCTACAAAGATCTAACCACTACTGAAACAGGGTTCAACGGTCGCGGCACCGAAAACCTAATGGTTCTCAAAGCCTGGTGAGCTAAATATAGGGAACGGAGTTCCCTATATGGCCGACAATACACTACCCCAGCTCAAGCAAGATCTTATTGATTATGTGGGCTTGCTGCTGGGCAATCAGATCATTGATCTTGAACTAGACCCTGCGCACTTTGAAGCTGCATACCAAAAGACCATTGGCACTTTTCGCCAACGAAGCAATGCTGCCTACGAAGAAGCTTACATTTTTATGGAATTGATTCGTGACGTAAACATTTACACATTGCCGCAAGAAGTCACAAGTGTGCGTCAGATCTTTCGCAGAACATTTGGTGATGCCACAGGACCGTTTGCTTCAAACTTTGATCCATTTGCACAGGCCAGCATCAACGTGTATCTCATGAACTTCAACGTGGCCGGTGGACTTGCTACCTATGATTTTTATTCACAGTACGTAGAACTAGCTGCCAAGATGTTTGGTGGATTCATGAACTACACCTGGAATCCTGTGACCAAGAAGCTACAGCTCATACGAGATCCAAAAGGCACTGGCGAAAATGTGCTGCTTTGGGCTTACCAGCTCAAGCCTGAAATTCAGTTGTTGACCGATCACCAAACTGGACAATGGATCCGCGACTACATGGTTGCTGTTTCCAAAATGATCATTGGTGAAGCCCGTGAAAAATTTGCCACCATTGCTGGCCCGCAGGGCGGAGGCAGTTTAAACGGTGCTGCAATGAAGGCAGAAGCACAAACACAAATGGATGCACTGCTAGAACAACTCAAATTGTATGTAGATGGTGCGCAGCCATTGACCTTTGTAATTGGCTAACAAACAGACATTGATGATTGGTTGCAGCTTTATGTCAAGGCTGCAGGCGCGGTATGCTGGAGACATGGGTATAAACGCCGCAAAATACCATGTGATGGCCAGCCCAGGCACAGGCAATCAAGCCATTGCTGCTAGAGCAATGTATCAGTTGGCCCAGGAAGATTATGACCGTGTGATAGTGTTATGGTCTGGCATCAACAGAATAGACTTTCCGGTCAGCGAAGAACTGCAACGCACACAGCACAACAACCCCGAAGGTGATTGGGTAGCCAGCTGCAACATTGGCAGCATGGCCTGGTATCATTCAGGCGGTTTTTTGGGAACAGGCGTTTTTGGTGCGGTGCCAGAACCTGTGCAGATCTTCATGCGGGCACAGTATCTGGGATCAGAGCCCAACAGCAAATACCTAAGCGAGCTTACCTTGATCAGCATTGTAGCACTGCAAAGTTTGCTGAAGGCTCGTGGCATTGATCATCAAATGGCATTCATACACAATACCACTCACGGTGATGTGGGTCGACAACAAGAGCATGCACATGGAATTTTGGATCACAGTTCGCCCTTGGACAAACTGGTAGATTGGAGCAAGTTCAACATGAACAGCAATCCTTACGAATGGGCCATGCGTCGAGAACAACTGGAAGGTGACCAATATCATCCTACCAGAAACGCTATGATTGACTGGTTTCGGGAACAAATGGGCATTGACATGACCCAGTGATTGTGCTATACTTGCAGTATGCACCTAATGATTGACCTAGAAGGACTGGCAACTGGCCCAGACACTACTATCCTCACTATTGCCGCACAAGCGTTTGATCCGTTTGGCAAAGGCTTCTATGAGCAATCTTACTATGCTAGAGTTACCCTGGAAAGTCAGGAAAATCGTGTAATTGATGATAACACTATTGCATGGTGGGCAACGCAACCTGAACACGCTAGAGAAGAAGCATTTGGAGAACAAGATCGAATTCCACTAGACGAAGCACTAGACGGATTAGGCCGACTAATTTGGAACAGCAAGATGATTTGGGCACAAGGTCCAACTTATGACATGAATATTCTTGAGCATGCCTACAAGAGCTACAACAAGCCCCTGCCTTGGAAATACTACATGGTGCGAGACAGTCGCACAGTGTTCAGCTTGTGGCCTGATCAGCCAATACCTCCAACTAGCCACCATGCTCTTGAAGACTGTCGCAGACAAATTGGTATGTTGCAACACACATTAACACATCTAAACGTAAAGGCATTGAAATGAACATTTATCTTGACATGGATGATGTGGTAGCAGACTGGATGGCTCATGCACAGGACTTTTTAAAAATGCGATGGAATCATGAAACAAGTGAGCGTATTCCGCAGTCAGACTGGGACAAACTCAAATCTGACACACATTTTTATCGCTCTTTGCCCTTGAAAGATGGCGCACATGAACTAGTTGATTACTGTAGAAATCTTACACAAAACACCAACGGTCACCTGCGGTTCTTGACTGCATTGCCACACGACTACTCCATGCCATTTGCTGTGAGCGACAAAGTGTTTTGGGCACAGGAACATTTTGCGGATGTTCCGGTTACAATTGGTCCTTTTTCTTTTGACAAGTGGCGTCACTGCAAAAACCCCACTGATATTTTGATCGATGATCGCACCAGCAACTGTGAAGAATGGATCAAGGCTGGGAGCCAGGCACACATTTATCGA